CCGGCGATATCCCCAGTGCAACTTTCGACCCTATTGCACGCGACTGCTCAGGTGACGCGATCACCGCAGACTTGTTCTCGCCAAATTTTGCAGGGTCATTCACAGCAAGCGCATTGAGCGCATTCTCCTTCTGACTGGGTCGAACCTTAATCGCAGACTCTGGTATTTTACCTGCCATTGTTCTTTCCAAAACAAACAAGTTTGGGAGTCCCCAAGATTGTTTGATTTGTTTCATGGTGGGATCGAACCACCGACTTCTTGCGTGTAAAGCAAGCGCTCTACCGACTGAGCTAAAGAAACTTTGATAAAAAGAAGGGGTTTACGGGTTCACTCTCTACGCCACCGGCGCCTTGACAAAGTGGACCTTCAGGTACGTCTGCAGGTTCAGGTACGTCACCTCATCCTTGTCTGCCACGCGCAGGAGCTTGGCGAGCGCAGCGTTCGGCAGGATGCGACGCTTGAACGTCGGATCGAAGCACGAGTGCGTCTTGACGTACGCCGAGATGAACTTGGTCACCTCCGTCTGCGAGCGCTTAGAACCCGACGGGAGACCCATGAACACACAGAGCTCATCCGTCAGCGGGCGCTGCACCAGGAAGGCATTGTTCGCACGGCGCGCCTCCCACGTCTTGCGCTCCTCGGGCGTCATGTCCGCGGGGTTCTTCTTCTTCTTCTTCTTGGAATCGCGCGCCTCACGCTTGGTCGCCTTGATCGCATCGTGCACGTTCTTGACCGCATCGCGGACCTTGGTGGTGAACTCCGTACCGAGCGCCTTGAGCTTCTCGCCGAGCGACGCGAGCAGCGCCTCACTGCCCTCGACCGACTCCACAACCACAACCGGCGCCTCAACCGTCGGGACGACAGTCTCAACCTTGGAGGCGACCTTCGGCGCCTTCGCCTTGGTCTCCTTCTTCACGGACGGCGCAGCGGCAGCGGCAGGGGCGGGGGGCGGCGCAGCGACGACGACCTTGGAGGCAGCGGCAGTCTTGGCGGGGGCAGGGGCAGAAGCATCAGACTTCTTGGCAGGCATCTTGTTTGCATTACGGACAGTCTTGTTGTTCTCCATTTCTAACGCGGATTGGTATACTCTTACCCTACGGCGGTCATGTAAATGACATCTCAACATCTATAGAGTGCGGACATTACAAGAAAAACAACGTCGTAGGATTTGGTCTCCAACAGGATAAGTTGAATCAATGTCGTACTGACAAGTGAAAAATTATATGCAGGAAGACCACTCTTCAAAATACCCTGCATACAGAGTTGCTCGATGCGCGCCGGAGTCTTATTGAGTGCCCGTAAATCAGCGTGCAGCAATCTAAAAAAGGCAATCAAGTTGTTGTGATTGAGGGTTGCAAGTGAGTCTGCGTGGACATCTTCAAATCCATAATATCGGAGTACCTGGGAGATTGCACACCATCTACGCAGGATACGCGCCTTCCAGTCCTTGCATTCCGGTGGATTGGGAAGGTTTCGCCGTCTGCGCATAAAGTAGAGTCGGTGCATACGCAACAGATCCTCGTGAGTAAAGGGTACTCGCGTATACGGATTTGTAGGCGAAACACATCGAGTGGACCAGTCGTACATGGTTGCAAAATCAAACCACCATACCTTGTCGTTTTCGAGGACCCCAAAATAGTCAATCGGATCCTGCCGTTTCTTTTCCGTACACGTCACCAACTCCTCATCATTTGCCAATTGTGTCCGGTTCAATACACCCGGTCCACATAATGTAAAAAATTGACGGAGTTTCCACCCTCGCCACAATGCCTGGAACCGATAAATCGTGCTATCCCGATGCAGATCTGTCCACAAGATCGCATGCTTCATCTTGATATGTCGTCCACAGAGAATTGAACCCGAAATACACATTGCTGTACATTGTTCTTTTGAACTCTTCTTTTTGACAGATGCACACAGCGGCATTACCGTTACCCATCGAGGACATTTAAATCTATCTCCACCGACCCGCACATCCAACCGTTGAATCTGTAAGGTACTTCAAACTCAGTTCGCGAACCAGGTCTCGCGGAAACCACAGATTGTTCGGTGTCGATCCAGTCAATCCTCGCTCATACTGACGCCTCATCCTCAGTATGTATCGCGTGTAGATCTCCTTCTTTTGCTGCGGTGTAAATCGAGAGACTGGATAATACTTGTAGGACTGCGGACAAAGGTGATCTTCCCACACACGCCACCACAGTCCAAGCGGATTTTCTACAGGAGATCCAGTGTACGAGACGATATCCCCTTCGACGTAGGTTGTATTGTGGAACCGGAGCAACTTGTATCCGGAGTCATTGGTGAAGTACTCGGTAAAGGTTCCCTTGAACACAGAGGGTATGCGTCGGTACCGATTCCATGAATTCACCGAAACTGCATAGTACCGCTCACCCGGGATGAGCATGTGGATGTTCACGTCTTGAATGTCGGAGAGAGGAGGTACGTTCATTTTTCGAATGGATCGGTTTGGTCTGCGTATGCAGTGGTTCGTTTTTGAAAATATTTCCTAAAAACGAAACTACCGATTTTATCCGGACTCTTCTCATACATCAAAATGGCAACCTCCGCAATCATTCCGTCTGAGAGTCTCGACATCGACCGCATCGTCATTGGCGACATCCGTCCGAACCGGGCAGGTGGCAAGACCGTTCCCATCCGCTACAATGGACAGAATCTCGTGGTCCGCACTCCGCGCATCTTCTATCCCGCCGGCGTTGTGACCCGGGTTGACGAGCAGAACAAGAGCAACTACAATCTGCTTGCCAGTCTCAAGGGATGCGATCCCTATGCCAAGGAGATGTCGACAGATGGGTCGGACATTGGCAACTTCTACAACATTCTTCTCAAGCTCCAGGAGAAGATTCTTGCCTCTGCAGTGGCAAACAGTGCCAAGTGGTTTGGCAAGGTGCGCAGCGAGGCAGTTCTGCGTGACACGATGAAGCTCATGCTGACTCCGAGCGTGGACAAGGTGGGTGGCGAGTGGGTTCCGAATGGCAAGTATCCACCGAGTCTGAGGATGAAGATCTCGGTATGGGATGGTGCCGTGAGCATGAACGTGGTTGACAAGGACAATAACGAGATTGTTGTCACGCCTGAGAATCTGGAGCAGGTGTTCCCGAAGCGTATGGAGGGTCGTATGGTGGTTGCACCGTCGATCTACGTCACGGGTCTGGGTTTCGGTATCACGTGGCGCGTGACAATGGCAAAGGTGTTCCCACCCGAGTCGCGGTCTGCATCCGATGTCTTCAAGGATGTCGTGGAGAAGGAGAGTGCGCCGCCTCCTGCAGAGAGTGAGAGTACGGATCTTCCGACGGTGGATGTGCCGCCCACAGAGTCAGATCGTCCAGAGACGCCACCGAATCGCGCAAACACAGGTGGCGCTACTGCACCTCCAGCGCCTGGTCCAAAGAAGCGGAAGTCACAGGTTGCTCCTGCCTGAGATAGGCATACACACGTGAGTCCTTAGGTGGACTCTGCAAATTCATACACTCATCCACAAATACAACTTTTTTCATGTCCGGGTAGTCGAGCGGGTATGGCACGCCATGTCCGGGCATAAGTGTTTTTGTATTGCATGTGCTGCACACATACATTGTCGGACGATTCACAATCATGGACGGAGATACGATACGAGTTGTACTCTGAAGACATTTATCCAGAAAGGACAGTGGGTTTGTCCATCCATTGACTAGGAATCGTTCATAGGTATGTTCTGGCAAGACTGACCACAGTGTATCGCCCGATGTCCACTCTTCTTGAAACAGCGTTGCAAATGGACTTTCGTGAAACCAAAGAAGAGACACATCTGCATTGTTTTCCTTCCGATGTTCTGCACATCCCACGCGTTCTAGGTCTTTGTTGTACAACCAAAAAACGTTTGCATGTGTATATCTCGGATCACGTGCACCTCGGTAGACATCGTGTCCGCCCATAGTCCACAGATCCGAAATCACATCAATGTCTGTTTCCACAGCATCCGGCGACACATCGTACACGATTGACGGATTTACGACTGAAAACATTACTCCTTTGGAATGAAAGATTGACGTGGTCTGTACGCATCAGTCCGTATCGTACCCATCCACATCCAGAATAAACTCATTCTCGAGATGCGTCCAATGTACACCGGAATGCGGGCGTCCTCCCGTTGACCCGCGCCCGCTCCTCCACCGAAAATGACGATGGGACTCCTTCGCCGGTTGGGGATCAAACAATGCCCGTACTCCCCAAAACGCCCGTCGCTCATCTGTCACCACATCAAAGTTTTCCGGACCATGCACTGGACCGCCAATGCGTGTAGTGTTTCGAAGAACAGTAATTGCATCCATCACGTCTCCGTCCGTGTCACGAAGCATATTGCATGCCTCTCCACGCGTCACATTGCACTGGTCCATCACAAAGGTAATGTCATCCTCCGGAACACAAATCTCCCCCAGATTCACCAGGGACATGAGTCGTGTGACATACCGGAACGTAGTGTTCGGAATGCCCGGGGCGTACTCGGACTCGGACTCGGACTCGGACTCCGTGTCAGCGGCAATGCCCTCAACTTCCTTCCGACAGAGTGGACACGACGGATTCTTTGCCGACCACTTTACAAAACACTGGACGTGAAACGTGTGCTTGCAGGGGAGAGTGCAGTTACCAGATGCCTCGTCGATCTTCAAGTAACAGATTGAACAGGGATCCTCCATTTTAGAGTCCATTGTCCTTTAGAGATCATCTTTCGTTTTTTTAAGGTGACAATACAATGCGAGGTGGGACCTTCCTTGCGAGTGGAGCGGATACATGTGTATTCAATCCAAAGGTCGCATGTGCGAATGATTCGACAAGGATTTTTGCGAAACCGGGCAGAAAACCCGCATTTGTGTCTCGCGTAACGTACGATGCATTTGAAGTGGACAGACAGCGCGAACTTGTGCAAATACTGAATAAAATTTCAACCACGTTCCCAGATATCTATACGTTCTTCAATCTTGCCGATTCGGTCTGCACACCTGCGTTCGTGCCATCGGATCAACCGGAAAAATGCACTGTTCTCGATACAACCGATCCAGGTCTCCAAAATCTGATAACCCCTAAACAGGACGATACACTCTACAAGACAATCGTAGCGGGTGACCGTACAAAGACCCCTGCATTCATTGCAGATAGTCTTCGAAAGGTGATGATTGCAATGTCATATGTCAATGAACACAACTATGTGCACGGAGATACGCATTTTGGTAACCTGGGATGGAAAGGAAAGCAACTTGTTATTTTTGACTGGGGACGTGCGATCTCATCCCTTGCATCGTTCAAGGACAACCTTAAAGCGTACTCGAAACGTGACCTGTCTGGACGACTTCGCTTGAAATCGTATTGTCAGCACATGTATCCGTACGCACTGGTGGACGATGTTCGAGCAACAATCGATACGATGCCAGATGAGAAGTATCTCCTTTTCATGAGACTATGGGATACATACGGTCTTCTTGGGTGCGTATACAGTCACAAGATGATCCCCAAGATGGACATTGAAGATATGCTTGAACAAATGAACATTGTGTTGAAGACGAACCCTCCACCCTCTCCAGACGATGTATCCAAGGCATTGCGGATTCAAATTAATAACCTGTTTACGCATCCTCAAGTACCCGTTTCGCCTAAACTGATCAACAATGATCCAGGTCGTATGCCTGCAGCTCAAGCAAAGGCAGGTATTGCATTGCTGGTGCCTGCTGTCGCCGACCCGAAGGCAAAGGCACGTGAACGCGCATTGAACAAGAAGAAGGAGACCTGCCGCAAACTTCTAGGGATTTCAGGTGGTCGACGGTCTATTCGAAAGACACGACGACACGGACGTCGTGGCGTTTAAGCGACTTTGTTGCCGACTTGGACAATTCGTGCCGCTTACGACGTCCATCCTCTCCATCGGCCTGCGCAGTCTGCGAACACGTTTCCATATCCGTATGAATATCGTCATAATTCGCTTCAAGGTACTCGAGAACCTCATCCTGCAGAATCCATTCAAAGAAATTCAATTGTCCAACCGTCGTGTCTAACCCACGAAACTGAATTCTGCGACACCGACAGAATGGATCAAACATCTTTTTGTTATATGCCTTGAGATGTGCCTTGTACACAAGATACACAATCACATGCCGACCGGATTTCGTAATGTATGAAATGTTATGTTTCTTGGCATAGTTGGTCACAAACCAATCCAAGAGACGTAATGAGATGCGGGACTTTCCGGATAAAATAGAACTCACTCGATCAAACGTACCGACTCGCGAATAAAACGTTTCCAGACGATACAAGACCAATTGCTCTTTGCTCAAGATGGTCTCCATGCTCAAATCTGTCTTTTATGCCTGAAAATGAGTTTTCGCGAATCACGCGCAGAAGAGGATATGGAGCGTTTTCTTCGGTTGTGGATTCGAACGCATCGGGCACGACGTGTGATCAAGTTGTATGGACAGAATGACCAGCGAACAGATGCATGGCACGCAAAACGCAGTGAAATGATCACTGCCTCTGAAGTGTCGGGCGCATGGGGCACAGCGGCGGCACGTCGGACATTGATACTACGTAAACTTGTGCCCCGCGAGAGTGGATCGGGATCAGCACCTGCTCTGATTTGGGGTACACGTCTTGAACCCGTTGCCAAGGAGATTTATGAAGTGGAGACTGGATGCAAAATTACCGACGTGTCCTGCGTCCAGCACCCGGTGTACCCTTTTCTCGGTGCGTCACCCGATGGAATCCTAACAAGCACAACCGATCCGTTTCGCAGGTACAGGTTGGTCGAATTCAAGTGTCCGTACTCTCGAGTCGCAAAGGACGGGATTCCTGAGGCATACATACACCAAATGCAAATGCAAATGGAGTGTACGGGCATTGACGGGTGCGAATATGTCGAGTTCCGATTCAAGCAAGTCTGGTTTGCCGAGTGGATGAAGTTCTCCGGTAAACGCGGTGTCTTTGCAGTGAGTGGTGAAAAGGTGTTTTACAAGGGGTTGGACGAGGACTTGCAGACATGGCGTAGTTGCTTGGCAGGTGACCAAGACGACTATCAGTTTGTCTATTGGATCCTCGACTCCCAGAAGCGCGACTTTGTGGCATACGATCCGAATTGGTTGCCATCGCATCTCCCCGACCTCAAGTCCTGCTGGGATGAAGTGCTTGCCCACCGCGCTGCCGGATCTGTGCCCGAGTCTCCCAAGAGCACAGTCGTTACACTGGAACTGTAGTGGATCCGGGGAAGTACAGACCTGTCGCCGCATACCCTTCGTCTTTTGTGAACCACGCGCTCGGAAGCGTGAGTGTCCGCGTCGGATTCAGGTAGGCGCCCCACCACGAGAAAGTCGAATTTGCGCAGATTCCGCCCGCACACTGCGTCATGAGAAACAGACTATCGAGTTCCGACTCATTGTCAACAATCGAGTACGAAATGTGTTGCAACCACGGTTGGGATTTCGTGTACTCTACATCATTCGTAAAGAGTGTGAACTTGGTTTCGGGAGGGAATAACGCGATTGCACGAGAATAATACTGTGTCAAGTCGACATGGTGCAGTACATTCCCTACATAATCTCCGCCTCTCACGTGGAGAAAGACAGTCGATTCAATGTCCGGGTACCTGGCAAGACATGCTGTATCGAAATGAAGTCGTTTCACAAAGTCGGGGTCTACATACTGCCAATCTTGGAAGTACCCGTACAGTTTTGCATGGTCAGTCGATGCAAGTTCGTCCCAATTCGATTTATACGGCAAGTCAAGTCCACCGACCCACTCCGGTTCGCAGAACGCGTGGCGATACAGATATTTCCAATCACGAAAGATCGTGGACATGTAGGAGATCGACGAATGGGTAGACTTATTCTGCAGATCATCGAACCAGAGAACACGGTTGTGTTTTTTCGCAACGTGATTGGCAGCAGCAAGTTGGAATAACTGATTTCCGAGACCGCCATGAAGATTTGCACACAAGGACGGCGGCATTTTCAAGATCATCGACCAAGTTCCGTCTTTTTGTCTTCCCATGATATCGGAATGGTTCGGTCGCTGATACAAAAGAGGCGGAACGGGCATATACCACCGGTCCGTCATGAGTCTCCACCAATACTGGTCGAGCGCATACTCCATTGACGGTTTCTCCATCAAACGATTCAACCCCTCCTTGAAATTGGCAAGGAGTGTAGGAATGTACGGACCGTTCACGAGATACGAGGATGTCGTGTACCCCTTTTTCAGTCGGAGGGATACATTGTCGTATTGGGGTAGCGTACATCCAAACGAAATCACGTCGTAGTTTCCCGCATCCACTAACGTCTCAATCATTGTGAGTCCATTCGAATATGTGTACGCATCTGTCGTCCACTTCAAGTCATCTTCGAGTACAAGAATGTTCTTGCATCCGGAGGTTAGCGCATCCTCGAGAACGGCAATGTGCGACATGGAACATCCGATATCTCCACGAGTGTGCTTGATTGCATCGAAGCGCGAGATCTTGTCTGCGGGAAATGTGGGCAGGACCTCCTTTTCCATGATGGCACGACGGTCCGTTCGTTGTGACAAATTGATATAGACAATTTTATCGAGAAACCCCCACATTGTAGTCTGCGAATAAATACACTTTCAGATTTTAGCGTGGATCATGCAATGCACTGCTTCTATATTAATCTGGACTCGCGACCGGATCGACGCACACTGATTGAGGCAGAGTGTACGCGTCTTGGTTTAGACGCTGAACGATTCTCCGCAATCCAACGTAGTCCGGGGGGGTTAGGATGCGGGGAATCTCATCTTGCCGTCTTACGTCTTGCACGTGAGCGTGGATATGACCGCGTCATGGTCCTTGAAGACGATGTCGAATTTGTCGTGGATCGGGCAACATTTGATGCCGCAATTCCTGAATCCGGATTCGATGTCTTCATGTTTGGATACATTATGATCCGGAGAGATGGGAACCGAGTTGTGGAAGCACAGACGACAGGGGGATACATTGTGGCATCCCACTACTACGACACGCTGATCAAACGGTGGGAAGAGGGTCTTGCATTGTACTATCAGCACCCTGAACAACACTGGAATTACATTTTGGACCAGTACTGGAAACCCCTGCAACTCATCGACCAATGGTATGCGTCACCGACCGAACTGTGCATCCAACGACCGGGATACAGCGACTTGTCAGGGTGCTTTGTTGACCACGATCGGAAAATCACCTATGTCAGTGCCTTCTTTTTGCCTGCAGATCGTCCGCCTACACAACCGCCCGACGTGTATCGCGCTCAGTTCGATCGACTTGTAGACTCTGGGATTTCAATTCTCCTCTTTTTAGATTCGAGAGTAGACTGGACCTTTCCATCCAATGTCCATGTCCTTCGAGTCTCGTTTGAAGATACATGGATTCATCGCGTGACTCGAGATGTAGCACTTGCTGTCACGAGCGCACGAGTCGAAAAGGATACGATCGGATACATGAAAATTCAGCATAGCAAGGTTGAGTGGTTGCGGCGTGCTGGTGAACTCAATCCGTACAAGACAGAGTGGTTTGCCTGGGTTGATTTTGGATTGTCGAAACTGTTAGATGAAGCAACCCTCAAGCGTCTTCGTCGTCTGCCTGTACCCGATACCCCTCGTCTTGTGACACCTGGACCCTGGGGATGGATTGGATGCAATGTATGGGTTGACATCCAGTGGCGATTTTGCGGCGGTTTCTTGATGATTCATGCGTCAAAGATTCCGGGGTTTTGGGAGGCATATACAAAAACTGTACTCGAAACCATGCCGGCATTCACATGGGAAGTCAATTTGTGGGCATTGATGGAATGGGGTGGATACGATTTCGGATGGGTCAAGGGAAACCACAACTCTACGATCATCCCCACCAACTACGATCCGTGTCGCGGGGCATCTATTCGCGGATACCTGAACTCAATTTAGAGATCGGACGCCAATTGAGTACAATGTACATTCTTCGCCCATCGAGTGCAGCAACCTCGACACCGTTATTTCTTCAACTTCCTGCAGATGCCCTGTTCTTTCCCGAACAAGGAGTTGGACGATGGATCTACGAGTATGGTCTTCCCGAACATCCACTGATCAATTGGGTTGCACAGAATTACGGAGATCCCTCCAAAGTCTTTTTGGACATTGGGGCACATGTAGGAACGTATGCAATCAGTATTGCGCACGCATTCAAGCACACCTATGCATTTGAGTGCAATCCCAAAGTCTTCTGCTATCTTGCTGGAAACATTGCCCTTCGTGCCTTGACCGACAAGATATCTCCCATTTCGTATGCCCTCGGAGACACTGCAGGGTCGTTCGACTATCATCTTCGATCCGACGATGGCGGCGGGAATGGACTCAAGAAATTGGATGAAAAGGACATTGAGTATCCCAAGATCAAGGTCCATGTGCGCACCCTCGATTCGTTTGAACTCGACGATATCGGATGTATCAAGATTGACGTGGAAGGATTTGAAAAGGAGGTCTTGATGGGTGCACGCGACACACTCAAACGCAATGGGTATCCGCCCATTGTGTTTGAAAGTTGGGGTCCGTGGAAGACTGGATGCGAAGATCTTCGGCAAGAGTTATTTGACTACTTGAGAGAGATCGGGTATAGCGTTACGCCCTTGTCGGGCGCACAAGACATGTTCGTAGCAACCGTCCCCACGTCCTAGTTCCTGCAAACTTTGCATTCCACTCGTCAATTGTATATGTATTTCCCATACTGAGATTACATCGACTGCAAATTGGAATGAGGTTCTCGACAGTTGTCTTGCCTCCTTTCGACTCGGGAATATTGTGACCACAATGAAAATCGAATGCATTTATCGTATTCGTACACCACGTTATCCTGCAGGGGGTCTGAAACTTCGCACCGACATGGACCAACCACACCTGCTCTCGAACTGCTCTAGGAATGACTTCCTTTTTCATTGTAGGGTTACGGCAAGTACGCTGTATATTGATTGACCTGGAAGGGTGTCGCGCGTCCTGTAACCGGCGGAGAGGTGACCGGGGGTTGGGGCATGCTATTTGTCGTCTGATCATAGGACGAATCTTCCTTGGCAATTGTTCGTGAAACTTGCGTCGTGTTTCCACCGTAATATTCGAGTTGATTGAACGATTCCTTTCCAAAACTCCACGATAGGAGTACAAGTCCGATTGCAACAATCAATACGAGGAGAGGTGTAGTCTTCATTACTACCTAGTCCGATAAAAACGAATTGATTCGTCTCTTGCCGAATACTAAGCAAGATGGAGACTGCGCTCAAGACCCTTCAATCCCTGTTTGCCGCACGTAAGATGGACGTGACGCAAACACATGTTCCGACGAATGACTTGGACTCTGTGAATCTGTACACGATCGGGGAGGTTCTCGTCATGTTCTGCCAGAAGGAGAAGATTTTGGACAGGGACATTATCAAGTACCTCAAGTTTGCAAAGGATAACAACTACACCAAGGGCATTACCATTGTCACCTTGTCCGACCCATCTGAGAATGTCCTGTGGGCAACAAAGACACATGCAAAGGATCGCGTACAATTCTTTACGGTTCGTGAACTTCAGTTTGACATTGCGACCCATACGCGCTATTCCATGCCGCACCGTATCCTAAATGAGGAGGAGATCAAGAAGATGATGGAGGATCAGAAAATCACGAAACTTGAGCAACTTCCCAAGATTGACTCACAGGATATCCAGGCGCGTCGAATCGGCGCAATTCCAGGAGATGTGATTCATATCAAGCGGCATTCAGATACAGTCGGACAGGCCGACGTCTGGAGACTTTGCGTGATGGATGCTCATACAAATATCGGACAGTAAACAATGGACGATTTCAATTCCTTGAAGGCAGAGTACGATGCGCTCCTCGACAAGGCAACGACAGAGAGCAATCAGAGTGTTCGCGATGCGGATATTGCCAAACTAATGATCTTGAAGCAAAAAATGGCAGATGCCATCACATCCTCTCTCGGTTCATCCGGAGATCAACTGGATGCAAAGCGTCAGATTCTTCTTGCCCAACTTGCACAGATTCAATATGACTACAATGGAATGCAAGAAGCAGATGATAAACTCGAGACACTGAAAAAGATCCGCGACTATCAACTCGGGAAAATTCAACCCATTAGTTTTTCAATGTATGAAATTGGATTAGGACTTGCGTCTCTTCTACTGATTGCATTGATCGTTATAAGGCGTTGAGCACACCTGCCAAGACCATGCTGACAAGAACCAAGGATGACTTGAGAATCACGGATGTAGACAGTAACCCGGGGGGTGGACGCGGACCCTGCTGCGATACAAGAACCTGTTGATCGGCAAGTTTCGGGCGCTCTGTTGCCAGACGCTGGGATTGTTCACTGAGTGCCTCGATTGCATTCGTATCCGGATTGTTTGAAAGAAACGTCTGAATGGATTCCCTGTTCTGATCTGCAGTGGATTGAAGGGCAGCAATCGATTCATCGATCGACCGTTGTGCGCCCATGTATGCCTGCAGACTCCCGGCATCCTTGTTCATTCCATGCGACACGTAATTACGTGAGTATATATCGAGAAGTGCCTGGAATTCAGGGGGGACAGACTCTGGCGTACCTTCGCCTGTCGCTTGAATCGTGGGATCATTTGCACCTTCTGTGATTCGGGACACATAAAAGACCGTTGCGCCTACCAAGACAACCGCAAGAAGACTAAGTGCTTCAATCATTATCTTGTGGGTGAGTAAACAATATGCCGACGTCTCCGTACTTTCAACCTGGACGCACCCCCGCAACTCGCAGTGCTGCAATGGTAGGCGATGCCTCGGAACACACTCGGTTCATTCGCCTTGCCGCCCAGGCAGCGACAACTGCAGTTCCCCAGGGTACGCCTGGACCTCAGTTGGTTCGGGGAATGACAGACAATAAGTCGTCAACCCTTTCTACGGATATCCGGTTCATGTCTGCAATCTATGGTCAGTATAACTCATTTGCAGAAAATCGCAAGTGAGAGTAATGTCGTCATGTCCTGCTGGTTTTCAAATTGGCACAGCAGCGGATCTGTGTCGCATGGTCTGTCCACCGGGATTTAAGTACTTGAACAATTCAGGTGTGGAAAAATGTGTATACAAGGAGGACAATCAATACACACTTCATCTTCAACAGTTTCCCATGAATTCAAATCCAGGTACATTTGATGCCGAAAAGACTCGATTTACAGATGACTATGCGGCACTTTTTGCCCGGATCCAATCCGATCAAGCTGCAGCGGCACAGACCGACGCTGCTGAATCGAGTGGAACTGTTCTTGTTGCCGCACACGACGCGGCAACATCGAATGCAGGGTTGCTGGATCAAATGGACAAGACAATTGCGGCATTGAAACCGAAGCGACCGCGTACGCAACCCCAGGAAGATGTGAATGCGTCGGTGAGTCAAATCTTTAAAGACCAAACATCCACGGATCTACTTGTCATTCAAGTTGCCTTTTTCACTGTGTTCCTGTGTCTGCTTTCCTTTGTATTTCTTCCGGTTGTCTTGGCACAGTATGCGGTTGTCCTTCTCCTGTCGGCAGGAATTGCAATCGGATACTATCTTTGGACTATATAATGACATTGACCGATGCGCAGACGGCAACGATGGAGGCGCTGTACATAACCAATGGGTACTCGGAAAAGTATCGAACCCTTCAAGGTGAGATCAATCAGCAAAGTGCAGTTCTCGAACTTGTTCAAAATGCACAGGACAAGATACTCGGTGCACGAGACGACTTGCAGCACTCCGTGACGACCTTTTCAAAGCAGATTGCTGATATGCAGAATCAGGTCAATATGACAAATACACAAAACAGACTTGCCGTTGAATCAGGTGGATGGTTTAACTGGTTGCTGAATCTGATTTTAGTTGGCGCATTCGGATTGTTGATCTCAACTGTTGTGCGCAAATTATTGTTCAAACAAAGAACTGCCCAAGGGTATGGAGGTTAACGATTCGCGTACTGTTGCTGATTTCCAAAAGACGACCTTTTGCGGTCACCCTCGCGCTCACGTTCGAAAGGTCTTGATTGAAAATATTCGATTGGGAAATGCAGATTATGCGTGTTATTGGACACTTGAACTCTTGTGTTCAGGGTTAGTGCACAGTATATGGGATGCATTCTTCGAAGCGTCTGCCCTTGCCATCAACCGATCTCAACCCAATGTATTCTTGTTCCTGGCACAGGCATATGAGTCCTATGCGCCTCTTGAAGCAGGGTATACGGTTCACACCATGACAGAGATTCGAAACAATCCAGATGTACGACGAATCCTTTGCGACACGGCAGCAACACTTGCACTGTGTCGTAAAAGCAAATTACCGTCTCTTCCGACCATTAAAGTCTCGCATGACTTTGACCCCGTGACCATCCAAGAAAATATCAAGGCACCGAGTACCATGTTTGGACGAATTGTAATGAGACCTGCAGACCCTATGCCGGCAAACATCCCAATAAATGAATTCTGTTATTGCATTCGTCCAGATGTGCGCGACGCAACACGTGCCTTGTATTGGATGTCATGGGTGTACACCTACTGCCGTGAACATAAAAAACAAACCAAATCCCCATTGTTATTCGCAAACCGTGGAGACGAGTATGTGTTGGGTACCCACGGCACCCATCCAGTATGGATTTTTTGGGATGCAGTGAGGAAGCAGGCAGGACCGCATGTCAAGGTCTATGTCGAAACCCTGTACAAGATTCATTCTTTGCGTTGGTCGCCCACCGACAAGTCCAGACAATGTTTATTGCTTGCGGCAATTGTACTTGTGTGCGAGTCAGCGGTTGACACAAGTCCAGTGCTAGGTGGGACAGTTGCCGTTTCGAATGTACTTGCAGGAATGCCAGGTTGGATTGATGCAATTCTTCGTATGCACAAGAGTTTTTCTAGCGAGACTCATAAATGACGGTCTCTAATAAGCAATTGCAGTGTGTTGCGATCATTGCTCTACTGTTTTTTATCCTGTCCCACCCGGTTACGTATGCGTTAACCAACCAGTTGGTGGGTGGAACGACGCTCGTCAATAAACCCACAACGTTTGGATTGCTCTTGCATACGACTGTCTTTGCGGTGGCAGTGTATTACGTGCACAAGTACTAAAAAACGAATCTACAGAAGCGAATCCAAGTCATATCAAGAATGTTCAAACCGGTCATTTCCGCAACACAAGTTGCACCATTGATTGGAGAGAATCCGTACCAACCTTTTCATGAGGCAGCATTGGCAGTCTTGTCCAAGGATGCAGCAACCAAGGCAATCATTGATCGATTGCTGCTCAAGGGCAATAAAAAGAAGTTCACGCAACTGAAGATGGATGCATTTGCAGATGTGACGATCCAAGATTCAGTGCGCAAGACAACGGCGGCAGTCAAGCAGGCAGACCATGCAGTTGCCTTGAAGATGGATGCAGTCAAGGCACATGAGACTGCGACACGGGCAAGGGAGAATGGAGAGGACATGATGGCAGTCGAGAAACTTGAAGTTGTGGCAACAATGAAGAAGTTTGAGGCAGACCTTGCCGCTGCTGCTGCGCCTAAACTTGAAGATGTTCTTGCATCTCACGCGGCATTGGTCAAGACTGTCGTCGATACCCACCACGCAGAGTTGCCTGCAGAGGTCCGCGAAAAGTTAGTGTCCGAAGCAGGGGGTGACATTGTCAAGCAGCGTGGACTGCGCGATGAAGATGCGATCTTAAATGCATATGCTGCTCGAAATGATGTCGTGGTGTCTGAGCGAAACACGCGTGTTCTTCGCAAGGAGTTTCCGAACTTTGTGCTTGTGGGTCGCACAGACGGATGGGTCGAGTCGCAAAATCGGATTGTCGATGCCAAGAATCGCAAGAGGTGGTGGGGAAAAGTTCCCCCGTACGATATCTTGCAGTTGCGTGTGTACATGAACATGGCAAATGCGACCGATTCTCAACTTGAGGAAAAGTTTCCTGATGGTCGTCACCGCACGACAACGTATACCAATGACGCAACGGAGTGGGCAAGGATTGAGGGTGCACTGACCACAATTGCAGATCGTCTTATCCGGATCGCTGCATCCGAGAGTGAGTTACAGGGTATTCTTGACTTAAATACAGTATAATGGAGGTTCAACTTGTTACCGGGGTTCCTCTTGCGTGGTTGACGTGTACGCCGATTCGAACGTATGAAACGACCTACTTGTATACTGGATTGTCTCGTATCAACACCTACTTAAAAAAGATCCAGACACTCGAACAACTTCCAAATGGAAACATCAAGTTCACTGAACGAGACTTTGCGGACGGTGTCGTCCCTAGAGTCTACTCTGTAGAACATGTTCGAGTTACAGACTTTGCCAATGTGCCTCGTGTATGGAAAGAGGAAGTAAGTCCAACTGAAGTGTATTTTTATTGTCAATGCGGTCCCAGTAGATCTCGGAAAACCTAAAGATCTATACAAATGAACACTACGGACATTTTGTCGCTTGCCTTGACAAGTCTTGCAGTCCTCGTTGCAATTCACCTTTCGGTTTTTTGGGTTGTCAAGACAATGTTCCCGCCTGTGGCACCGGCGCCCGCACCCGCGGCACCACCCGCGCCGGCACCCGCACCGAGTGTGCCTGTTTACGTGGAACCTACTGAAACGAGACAAGAGATCCATGTACCCACGTATGAACCGCCTGTACAAATGGAAACCCCTCGCAAAGAGGTCCCAGGGACAACCGATATCGAGGCACTCAACAACAGTCCCCCAGTATAATGGGTTTCCTGGATGGGTACTCTTGACCCACGATGAAGAGGGAACTGCACGTGCCCTTTTTGTCGATACGCACGGGCGATCAGAGGCACTTTCCGTTGTTATGGACGAACGAGTCTGTTGCGACACGGTGTTTCGGGCAATTAAAGTGTCTCCTCGAATCATTGTACTGCACGATCTGTGGACATTGAATGGCGACACGGTATGGGCACGTACAGCGTGGGAGACACGCCAGACATGGATTCGTGAACTCTTGTCGTTTTTTCACGTGCCTGTTCTGACTGCGCTTGTATCGCTTGACGGGGTTCCAGTTGGAACACTTGTCAGGGGATATGAATCGTATGATACACTGCCTGGAACACTTGGAGTCTTTACAGAAGATCTTCCACACAAAGAGTAAATGCCCGGATGCAGTGCAATTGAAGGTGGTCGTAGACGCCGCCGGAGTCGCAAGATGCGCGGTGGAAACTTGCCCAGTTTTAGTGTAGACCCTGCGCTCGGAAGTGCGGGTCTTGGTGTTGGATCTGCAAATTTGAGTGGAACCACAGTGGCAATGCAAAAGGGTGCTCGTCGCACCCGCCGGACCCGCCGCACGCGTCGTCGCTTCCACCGCGGGACACGGAAGATGCGTGGAGGTGCGATCCAGAGTGCGAACACCGGGTACGGGTTTTCGGGTGGCGGTGAAAAGGGACTGGCGAATTTTGAAGGATATTCGCCTAACCAGGGTGGGATCCAGGTTGCCCAGGTCTAAGAAATCGAATGCGCCCACACATACGGCATATACCGTGGATTGTTTGTGACGATTTTCGGTCCACCACGCAATGCCATTTGAATACGCATTGTCTGCATTGTGAAATGCAAATCAAGGTACTCAAACCACTTTTTCCATACGGTAATTGCAGTGGACAGCGTGCTCAATGCCATAAACAGATCACCTTCCCCCGACAAATACATACACAAGAGGATCACTGGCATGATGACCATGTCGCTGATTCTTTTGATTTCTTCGCTCCATGTCGAGGGGTAAAAGAAGGTCTGCAACTGAATGTACGTCTCGGCAGCAACAAACGGGTTCTTAGGCAGTTGCATGCTTCTCTATCCTTATTCCCTCTGCAGGAAACGTCTGCTCCTCAAACGTGCGAGATGCAATGTATACAATTCGTGTACGCTCGGTAAAGTTCATGAAGTGTCCAATAAGTTCAAGTGTAATGAGATTTCCAGGAACAAGGTACTTTGCCAGGGTCGGTGTCAGGTCGACATCCGTGGTGTCGTCGCCAATCCAGATCCACGGAACATCGACAGGCGCAAAGGGATCGCCTACATACGGCGCAATCTCCAAACCATCGTATGTAATTGCACGGCGAACCAGGGTTCCCTTTCGGAACTCCTGGACTAGAATGGTATCTTCGGGAACATGTGTCTCCTCGCCACATCCATCGTACGGTCCGAGAAAGTATGTCCGATCACACTGCATCACGACGGACAGGGGGACCTGGTAATACGAATTGATCCGGTCTACGAAGGATGTGTATGCCGTCTGAAGTCCGTATACGAAACGAAGGCAACACAATAACATTTTACCGTATCACGCAAGACATCTTTAAACTCCGACTACATTTTCGACTGCACTCGAACTTACGGGGGGATCCACTCCGGGGAGTGCAGGGTTGCGATCGACAATCTTCTTTGTCGAGACTCCAGGTTTGAACCCCTCCTTCGCAGTGTACACGAACAGTTGACTGTCAAATCCGGTTCCCATTGAGATTGCCGTTGCAAGTGCAGTGACCAGGAACGGGATTGCGACCAAAAACCACGACACAGGACTCAGTCCAATTCCGCAGAACGTATTGAGCAGAACTACAATTGCGATACCGACCACCAGTTTCCCGATAAAAGTAAACCAGAGTCCGAGCGAAAGGTCAAGACCTAAACTCACGACGAGAAAGATCAAATACAGCAACGCGGGAGAACACAAGTCTTCGATAAAACGCATTGATTTGTAGTATTCGTCAGTAAAAAATGGAAGAGCTTGAAGTCATTCAATCGCTTAGTGGATGTACACTCGAAGAGGCAAAATCTGCATTTGAGACCCACAAGACAATTGTGGATGCAGTGGATCACCTCCTGCCTAAACCTGTGAACCCTGCGGACAAGTACATTCCCGAGAAACCGGCGACACAGTCTCACATGGATGCCGAGCAAACGATTCGATGCGCAGAAGGGCGGAAACTTATGGATGCACTCACCGTAACTTCAGTCTACCACCCGAAAATCCAACCCGTCCAGTCGGTTGAGGAGGTCGGAATGCAGGCGCTGCGTTCAGGTCGTGGTGAGCACGCTCTGCTCGAACCTGCTGGGACCTATCAAGAACAACTGGATTCTCCTGAACAAATGTCTCCACTTGTGCTGCAATCCGAGGTGCTTCATTGAAGATATTCATTTGTTGTATATGCTCTTTGCACTGGGTGCGCTTGAGTGCATATGCCTCCTCACTGTCGAGTTCCAAAATTGCCGACATCCATTCTTCAGGTACATCCCGCGCACAGGGGACTCCGACTGGACAAATCCACTCTTCTACACCCTCTGTACTTCCACCTGGATGAACGGACTTGGTCTGCGGTTTCGAATAGAGGACAGGGATTCCATTGTACATTGCCTCCACGGCAATCCGTCCAAAACTTTCATAATAACTTGGCATGACCAAAATACGAGTGCGACGCAAGATTGTTCGAATGTCATCGTGAAACGGTGTCCACTCTACATTAGGCGGCGCGGGCGGCGGTTGAAGTTCTCCATAATACGGAATGACGCCCAGGAACTTGCGGTGTGGCATCTTCTTTGCCAGATCAAAAAACTGGTGGACACCCTTGTTCACATTTGCATTCACAAGGGTAATGTACTCCCCCTGAAACTCCTCTTCAATCTTGAGTTTGGATTCATGGAGAATTGGACGGGCAATGTCTGTCCGAACAATATTTGTGGGAAAGGGCGTAATGTTCTTTCGGTAATTTGCTTCCATGGTCTTGTTGATGAAAAACAGCATTTCGTTCCATGACGTGGATCCATTTGCCGTAATCGACAGGTACCTCCCATCAAAATGACACGTCGCAATGATCGGGCGATTGAACCCTCGAGCATTGATACGTCGAACATTTGGCAGCACAGGTGCGTGGGGACAAATCCAAACCTGACTTCCTTCAAGATACGTCGATCCTGCACTGTAGTGCATAAACCGAAACCCACGATACGTCCCACCGTGAAATCCTTCACGAGGTTTATCGATTGTCATCCACACAACTGAATGCCCTCTCGCCTGCAATTCAATTGCTAAATCAATGTCGTGTAAAAACGCACCACACATGTCAGGGACACGTGTCGCAAAGAAACACACCTTCATTATACTGAGGGTGTTTCTCTTTTTGCCTGGATTAAGCGTGTCGGATCTCCACCACGAGTCCATCCATCCATTTCAACCCAATTGTTCACATTTTGATAATCTGCATCCTTGGACGGGATCAAGGGTTGGTAATAATTTGGGATGAACTTGTCCATGATGGTCGAAATATCCTTGGGCACACGCTGCAACTGCGAGTGGATAAGGTACGACTCGTCGTTGACGGCAGTCGGTTCACCTCCGCCCAAATTAGGTGTTGTCGAGAATGGACGAACCCATAATTGTTTAGGACCCTTTGTTCTCCATGCATCTGGAGATCCCCAACGCAATTCACTGTTTTCATCCACCTTGCATCCCGCACCGGGCATACCATACCCGCCAATTGCAATCATGCCCGGTTGATCTGCCATTGCACTTGCCGGGTTCAAGGTATCCGAACATCCAGCATCCACTGCACCTGTCTGATACGAAAGTGCCGACCGATCTGCAAAGGTACGTTCATTGTTACGAGATGTATCTACATTTGTTCGTGTATTCGCAAAGAACCAGTCGACAGTGTTCGTTGTGGACATCCTTGCTTCTCAATCGCGAAAAATTTGAAGGAATTTCACATCAGAGAACAATGGCACATCGAGTTCTAGATGAAGCACGTCAACATCGGGGTGCAAGGGATGTCTTCGATGTTGTTTACTTGCATCCTAGTTTGACTACAGATACCCAAAAATTGAAACGTGTCGAATACGTTGTGAAACAGATTCTTCAAAAAGAACTCGCGCTCGACATTGAAACGCGAAGGAGACAGGAAGAAGAACCGAATACAGAGTACACTGCAGACGGGTTGCTGGGGCGTGGTGGGTTCTTTATTGCATTTCGCCCAGAAGACCCCGACTGTGCAGAGATTGACCTCTTCTATTCTCGCCCGGGAGTATTCGCACATCGCGGATCCTTCCGTCTTTGCCAGGGAGAGGGGTCGACTGGAAGACTGTACTATAAACCGCCACCGCCTCCCGAGTATGACGACCAACCCGTTTGGTTGGTGTGGGAGGACATGTATGCTGACGATGACGAGGTCGACACACCGCCCGTCCGATCGCGAGCTGCATCTGGAGACATGGGAGGACGTAGACGTAGACGCACGCGCAGACGCAAGGGGTCCAGGGGGAAAAATATAATTTAGCGCATTGCCTCGAGATCCGTCCAGCGTTCTGCCTTCATGCGGGGTGCAGCGTGCCACAACTCTGCCTTTCCAGTCAAGGTCAAGACGAGTGCCGACTTTGGGTCCTGACTGAACTTTGCCAACCACATTTCCCGAACAACTCCAGGGCGAATTGCGTCCCACTGCGCAAGAAGTGCAGACGAGAGAACACGCAACTTCCTTGCCTTGCGTGCAGCGAGACCGTCTCCCTTTGAAAGTGCAGACCCGCTCTCGACTGCAAAGGTCTGTGCCGCCTCGGGGTCAGCGAGTGCGATTTTCATTGCTTGAAAGATGTGCTCTGCAGTCCGGTAGTGCTGTCCGCGAAATTCAATTGGTTCAGCAGTCTCGTAAAAGTTGGAGAGGACACTGCGCCAGTGACCGGAGTCTTGAAGTGCCTTGGACTCTGGAACGTCGGTGCCGAGGTCGGTCTCTCCGGTTCCCTTACCGGGTGCGACATTTTTGCTCTTGTGGAAGAAGACGAGGCGGGCAGGCATCTTGGCGGTAGGACTCTTTTCTTTGCACGCGTCTAAATTCGTTTTTGATACCTAAAAACGGACCCTTTAAAGACAGTGTGTGTAGACTGTACTATGGAACTCCAACCTTGCGATTGGCATGAACGAGATGTAAAGAAAAAGTATGTGGTTGACGTGTACGGTCGTCTTGCGAGCGGAGAGACGGCACTTGTACGTGTCACTGGGTTTAGACCATTCTTCTACGTAGGCGGATCCGCTTCCGTTGCAGGTGGGGTTCGTGTCTCCAAGTACGATGTCATGTCCGGATTTACGGGCAAGGGAAAGATCGTCGTATGGAAGGTGATGTGCGAATCCCTCTCTGAATTTCATGAAAAGTCTAGGACACTTGCCGACGAGGGTCGGACTCTTTACGAAAGCAACTTGCCGCCATTTCTTCGTCTCATTCACGCTCAACATCTCGGTCCTGGATCTCCCTTTACATTTGTCGGGTCGTCTGTTGAGATCCCGACAAAGGACGATGAACCCGACTATGTGGTTGACCACATGTTTACGTGTACATATTCCACACTTGCAGCATGCGATGCAATGATCCCACTCAAGGTTGCCTCCTACGATCTCGAAATGTACTCTGAGTCCGGTCGCTTTCCAACCGCAAAGGGTGGTGATCCGATTATCCAGATCGGTGTCTCTTTCCGATGGTCAAACGATCTCATGACACCCTTGGCAAAGTATGTCTTTGTCCTCGGCAAGGTGGATCCATCAGACGATCCGTCTACACTGTTCGTAGGATGCAAGACTGAATCGGATGTTCTTCTTGCGTTTCGAAACTGTGTGATCGAAGAGAACCCGGACATTCTGTGCGGATACAATACATTCGGATTTGATGACCCCTACATTGAGGACAGATGTCGTGCTCTTGGACTGTTTGACCCCTATGCCGAGTCGAGCGAAATGAACATGAGTCGCGCACCCTTTGCAAAAAAGAACATTGGACGACGGGGATGTCCACCTCGCTTCGTCAATAAGTTCACAGATGAGCGTGAATTTGAACTGGCGTCTGGAAAGTACCAATTGCGAAACCTTGCACTCCGTGGTCGGTTAGGACTTGATCTTCTTCTCAATATGCGCCGCGAACACTCCCTCGACTCCTTCAAACTGGATTCCGTTGCCTCTGTCTTTCTGCGAGACAAGGTCGTGTCCTTTGATGCCGGACTTGTCAAGACCAAATCGACACGTGGTCTGTGCTCTGGAAACTATGTGCGCTTCGACATTGCCGGAAATGCAGTGGATTCGTATCAAAATGGACGCAAGTGTCTTGTCCACGATCTCACACCCACCTCGTTTCGTGTCGATCCAGACCTCTTTTCAGACTTGACACCCGAGCAGAGGTCGAGGTTGGAGTGGACCTTTACGAAAGACGATGTAAGTGCACCGGACATGTTCAGGTTGCATCGTGAGGGCGGACCCGCAGGTCGTGCGCGAATTGCCAAGTACTGTATTCAAGACTGTGATCTGGTCCTGACACTCATGGCAAAGTTGGACACACTTGTCAATGCGCGCGGAATGGCAGATGTATGTCGTGTCCCCATGCAGTTTGTTCTTACTCGTGGACAGGGCATCAAGATCTTCTCTGCAGTTGTCTATTACGCAGCACAGCGTGATCAGATTATTCAAGTTCAAGAGTCGCTTGAAGACGATTCAAGTTACGAAGGTGCAATTGTGATTCCACCCAAGATTGGAATGTACCTCGACCAACCCATCTCCGTTCTGGACTTTAACTCTCTGTACCCATCGAACATGATTGCCTACAATTTGAGTCCAGACACCTTGGTGAGTCGCCGTGTCTATGACGATGAATCCAATGTTGTTGCTGGAGACGGTGAAGGATTGTCCCGCGAAGAGACTACGGCACTCGAGGACAAGGGATACAAAATTGACGAGATTCAGTACACGGACAAGGTCACAAAACACCGCACCGTCTGCAAATTCGTACAACCGCGGACCGACATGCCCGAGACCCTCGGTATCTTGCCCAAGACCCTCGGTATCCTGCTTGCCAAGCGCAAGGAATACAAGACAAAAATGGAAGATATGGCATATGATGAGTCTCAGCGATCCGTCTTTAACGGTCTTCAACTTGCATACAAGGTGGTTGCCAATTCTGTCTATGGTCAAACCGGCGCTCCAACATCACCCATTCGGAAACTGTGTGTTGCTGCCTGCACGACCGCTGCCGGACGCGATCAACTCTATTTTGCCAAGCGGGTCGTTGAAGAGCAGATGGGTGCTCAAGTCGTCTACGGAGACACGGACAGCATCTTTGTCATGTTTCCAACCAAGAGTCTCACCGAATCCATACGTCTCGGACTCGAAGCAGGAAAGAAGATTACGCAACAGATTGGGCGTGCACCGTACAAGATTGCATATGAAAAGACATTTCACCCCTTTATCCTCTTTTGTCGGAAGCGATACGTTGGTATCAAGTACGAAGAAGACCCAACCAAGGGGAAACGCATGTCCATGGGCATTGTGTTGAAACGCCGAGACAATGCGCCCATTGTAAAGGAAATCTTTGGCGGCGCTCTGGACACCTTGCTGCAGGGTGGCGCAGACTGCATTCCTCGTGCACAAGCATACGTCAAGTCCATGTTGCGTGCAGTTCTAGACAATAAGGTGCCCCTCGATAAGTTCATTGTCTCCAAATCACTGCGCGATGATTACAAGAATCCAGAGCAGATTGCTCATCGAGTTCTTGCCGACCGAATGGCATCTCGCGATCCAGGCACTGCACCCAAGGTTGGTGATCGTGTACCCTATATTTATGTCGTGACAGGCAGACAAGATGCAAAACAAGGCGATCGAATCGAAGATATTGACTACGTCCGCGCCAATCGACTGGAACCCGACACCCGCTTCTACATTACAAACCAAATTCAGAACCCGGTTGCTCAATTGTTTGCCCTCTGCATTGAAAAACTGGATGGGTATGTCGAACCCCGCCCATCCTACGCCTCTCTCTTCCCATCCGTTCTCGCCAAGTCCAAGGGAGACGAAGAAGACGCGACCTTGTGTCTCCTCGCAAAAAAGGAGAAACAGTTAGATGAACTCATGTTCTTGCGGTCTCCCTACCTCAGTAATCAAAAGACACTTACATCCTGGTTAAAGAAGTGATACTAATGACACCTGCAAATACACTGGAAGACTATACCCGGCAGATCCTGTCGATCATCCGCGACGTCGTGGACGCGGATCGCTCTTTTTACACGTCACCTGTATTCGCGTTACCAGAACCGATTCGTGGACGCACACTCCTGAATCAATCTCGAACAACCGGAGCAATCCTTGATATTATGAGAATGATGATCGTGCACCTGACAAACGTTGAAGTTGGACACCGATTTGTGCTGGCAATCCCGGACCCTGAATTCGAAGATGTACCGATTGTTGCGACCCCTGCACAGATTTCCGCGTCCATGACCTCCTTTGAAAATTTGGCGGAAACGAATTGCTCCATCTGCCAGGATTCACTGACCTCTGGATCTCGACTCAGGTGTTCGCATCTTTTTCATACTCCGTGCATCCTGAATTGGTTTCAGATGAATGCCCGGTGCCCGGTGTGTCGCCACGATATTCGGCAGACCCAGACATGAGAGGATCGATGTCCACCCACATTTTTTGTCTCAAAATCTCCGTGACTTCCGGTCCATGTTTTGCAAGTGTACTCGCTTGAGGCAGAGGGGACGACACTCCATATTGCAATCGATTTAACATGCGCCGAACATCGTGTTGACACTCAATGGCAATTGCCCGCACATCTTGCTTAAAGAGCGGTTCAAGATCTTCGACCCTCGGAGGGTGGCATCGAACAATGTGAATGCGGTCCATTCGAAAGATCCGAGGCACTTCATTGCAGGTCATTAAGATTGGAAGCGTCCGATCCCCACAAATCCACTCTGACAATTTACGCTGTGCGTGGGAATCAGACCCATCGATTTCGTCTAAGACTAGACACGATGTTTTTGTATCCCCTCGAAGGAGTGAGGAAATGGTCCGCGTATTTCGGTACGACGACATGAGTCGAGCAACATCTTCGTGCGACCGAAGTTGCGTTGCATTTAATTCAATCGGTTCCATACCACATGTACGAATCGAGGCAAGCGCAATACTTGTCTTGCCAATTCCAGGCGGACCATGTAACAAGATTGCCTTGGAATACGGCGGTGTCTTGAGATACGATGTCAAGATAGACTTGACCTCTGCATGCCCAACCACGTCGTCCAAGAATTCGGGTCGCTTGGTTTCGCTCCACATGAGTGTGTTTGGAGGTGAACGAGAAAATGCCTTTGATACTATAATGGATCTACCGCTTCACGTGCTTCGAACCTATTTTAAAGACAATGCATTTCCGCTTGTCCAACACCACATTGAGACGTACAATGACATGATTGACACACAAATTCCGAACTTTATCCGTGCATCCAATCCCCACGAACTCGAACTTCCAGATGGGCGGTACATCCGCGTCTTTGTGGGCGGACGGGACGGCACAGAGTTGAAATGGACCTCGCCCACGGACGCAGGGTTTGCGGTTATGCCGCATGCATGTCGTCTCGAAAACACCACATATGAACTCACACTTACGGCAACACTTGAAATTGAATATGTCACCCCGACTGTGATCACCAAAGTTTTTAAAGATATTGAAATCGGTCGAATCCCGCTCATGTTGCGGAGCAAGTACTGTTATCTGTCTCGAGTCGACGGATATGAGCATGGAGAGTGCAAGTACGAATTAGGGGGATACTTTATCATTGACGGCGCTGAAAAGGTCTTGTTAACCCAAGAAGCGCTCGGAAACAACATGTTTTACTCGGGAAAGCGCAGTCCCCAAGCAAAGGGGGAAGCAGAATATGAATTTGAGGAAACGGTGCAATCTGCTGGAAAGGAAGAATTCTATACCGGAATCCGATCTGTGTCCGAAGATGCAAGTCGGGGACCATACTCCCATTTCCTGGTTATCCCTCCTCAAAATGCATACAATGAAAAGGAAGAACGACTCGGACAAGACAAGCGTCTTGCCGTGATTACCCTTGCCGGGTTCAAGCATCCGGTTCCACTTTTGTCTGTCTTTCGAGCACTAGGTGTATCGACCGACAAGGATTTATATGAGATCACACTCCTTGGCGTAATTGAGCGCGATCGGGCGCAATACGATGACCTGTTTTTTCAACTTGTTCTCAGTCACGAACGTCTGCTTCGTGAGTCCGAGAAAACAGATTTGGAGATCCTGGCACTTGAGACGCATACGCGCTCAAAGTCGGAAGTGGTGCGCACCTTGCATGAAAAGGTGTTCCCCCACGTGGAAAACGATGCAGATGCAGGCAAGACGTTCCGTCGAAAGGCATACCATTTAGGACTCATGCTAAAAATGACACTGGACCTCATCTTGACCGGAACACCTACAGATCGTGACAATCTTGCATACAAGCGGTTTCAGTCGTCAGGTGGTCTGTTCTTTGTGGAGTTTCGCCGCATTTTCCGAGAAACGTCAAAGGGCATGCTTCTTGATCTCGACAAGAAAGTCAATCAGTTCGAACGCAAATTGTATGAGGGCGAGAAACTTGCAACAACCTTTCAACCTGAAAATGTCAATCGGTACTGGAAGAACTACAGACTCATGAATGAATTTTTAAAGTCCTTCAAGGGCGCATGGGGGGGTCAAGATGGAATTGCCCAAGAATTAAGTCGAATGTCCTATGCCGGCACAATTTCGCATTTGCGTCGTACAAACCTTCCAATGGACCGCACATCCAATAAAAAGGAACCGCGCAGATTTCACGCAAGTCAATTCGGTCTTTTGTGTCCCGTCGATTCGCCCGATGGACGCAATATCGGGTACATCAAATCACTTTCTATTCTTGCACAAATCTCCACATCCGTTCCCAGCGCAACTGTCAAGACGGTGGTCGACTCGTCCAAACTCGTGATCCCGCTTGATCGAATCTCCACTCCGCTCTGGGATCCGAGATGGACACCTGTCTACCTCAATTCTGAATTGATTGGTGCATCCAATGAAGGCGAGAAACTACACGCATTTTTACTTGGCATGAGACGGTCCGGGAAACTGAACATGTCTGTATCCCTGAGTTGGAATCGCCTCAACAATACGTACACGATCATGTGCGATGGAGGTCGACCGATTCGACCCGTGTATCGCGAAGGCACAACCTCTGCAGATATTCTGGGCAAGGGATGGTCCGAGATCTTGAACCATCTTGATTACATTGACGCTGCAGAGACAGATACCCTTCGTCTTTCCTTTTCCTTTCATCCTACACGTCCATCGGAACTTCACACATCCTTTACCCTGAGTGCACTCACCTGCTTGATTCCGTTTGCTGATCACAATCCAGGGACCCGTAACGCCTTTGCAATTGCCCAGACGAAACAGACCTGTTCGTGGTACCACACCAATTATCGCAAGCGCTTCGATACCATTGCCATCATGTTATGCAATCCCCAGAAACCCTTGACACAAACGTGGATGTACAATGAAATCATGGGTGTAGGTGGATGCATGCCCTATGGCGAAAATGTACTCGTGGCAATCACAACCTATGGCGGTCACAATCAAGAAGACTCTGTGATGATCAATGGATCATCCATGGGTCGTGGATTGTTTCAGTCTCTGTACATTCACAGTTACGACTTTGCAGAGTCCATGCTAGATCCCGATTCAAACACACATACCGAACTTGCAAATGTGGTTACAGATCCCGATATGAAACGCAAAGAAGATATGGATTATACGCAGTTAGACCCCGAAGGAATTGTGCGGTTGGGAACCCTTGTGACTGAAAAGACAGTTTTAGTGGGCATCCGATCTCCTGTATTGGATGCCAAGGGTGAAGTCAAGCGCTACAATGACGTCTCTGCATTTCCCAAGAAGGGGCAACTTGGTCGTGTCGACGGGATCTACAAGTACTCGACGCGCGAAGGTCTGACCGGCGTGAAACTTCGGATTGTAGAAGAGCGTTTCCCGGTCATTGGCGATAAATTGGGAAGTCGCCATTCGCAAAAGGGAACCTGTGGTCTCATCTTGCCGGAAGACGATATGCCCTTTACAGCGCGCGGAGTCCGTCCCGACATTTTGTTTAACCCCCATGCGCTGCCGACCCGCATGACAATTGGACAGTGGATTGAAAGTTCTGTAGGCAAGATTGCACTTAAAATGGGTACCTTTATTGATGGAACACCCTTTACCACCACGAAGCGTGCACAGTCGGTACGCGACATGCTTCGAGAGATGAAGTTTGAACCCTATGGATCCGAAGTCTTGTACAATGGACAGACCGGTGAACAAATGGAGGCAGATATTTATATGGGATCCACCTATTACCAGCGGATGAAACATATGGTGGAAGACAAAATCAATTATCGTACATCCGGATCCAAGACGTTATTGACCCGCCAACCGCTTGAAGGACGTGCAGATGGAGGTGGATTGCGTGTTGGTGAAATGGAGCGTGACGCACTGGTGTCCCACGGAGTCTCCAAATTTATTGAAGAGAGTTTCATGGAGAGATCGGATGCATCCACCCTGCAATTCAACAAGGAAACGGGTCAATTTGACACGAGTCAAGATAGGGTCCGTGTTCCCTGGGCAGCGTCTCTGTACATGAGCGAACTCAAATCCTGTCACGTATCCGTCAATATACAGACGGAGTAGACAAATCTTGCTTACATATAGGAGACGATATGGAGGTAATGAACGAGCATCTCTACGTCGTAAAGCGGGGCGGACAGCACGAACCCGTTTCCTTTGACCAAGTCCTTCGTCGAATCCAGAAACTTGCAGATGGTCTTGAGCATGTGAACCCAGATTTGGTCGCACAGCGTGTTTGCTCTCAGATTCAGAATGGCATCAAGACGTCAGAACTCGACGAGTTTGCCGCAGAGACATGCGCAATGATGCAGGCGCGATACCATCCCAATTACGGCAAGTTGGCGGCACGCATCTTAATTGACAATCATCACAAGTTGACACCTGCACGTCTGATTGATTCGGCGCAGGTGCTTTTTGACGAGGGTATTGTATCCGAGTCCTACTACCGTGTCACGCAGGACCTGAAAATTGAGAGTATGATTGACTACTCTCGTGACTTTATGTTTGACTACTTTGGGTACAAGACACTCGAGCGGGGATACCTGCTGAAGCGTCTCGACGACCGCACATGGGAGCGCCCGCAGCACATGTGGATGCGCGTGGCAATTCAGTTGCATGGGTCTGATCTTGATCGTGTGCAGGAGACATACGATGCCCTGTCGCAGGGGTACTTTATCCACGCAACGCCTACCTTGTTCAATTCGGGCACGAACCATGCGCAGTTGTCTTCGTGCTTTCTGGTCCACATGCAGGAGGACTCTATCAAGGGGATTTACGATACATTGGGCGAGTGTGCGCAGATCTCCAAGTGGGCGGGCGGCGTTGGACTGTCCATCCACAATATCCGCGCACGCGACTCGATCATCCACGGAACGAATGGAAAGTCAACCGGTATCGTTCCCATGTTAAAAGTGTTTAACGACACGGCAAAGTATGTAAACCAAGGTGGAAAACGCAATGGATCCTTTGCCATTTATCTGGAACCGTGGCATCCAGATATTGAGGAGTTCCTTCGCCTCAAACTCAACACGGGTACTGACGATGAGCGTGCTCGCGATCTCTTTTATGGTCTATGGATACCCGACCTATTCATGCAGCGCGTGGAGCAAGATGGTTACTGGTCGATGTTCAGTCCAGACACGTGCCCAGGGTTAGCAGAGTCCTGGGGCGATGACTTTACTGCCTTGTATTGTGAGTATGAGCGCAAGAACCTGGCAATGAAGGAGATCCCTGCCAAGAAATTGTGGCAGATGATTGTGGATGCCCAAATCCAGACCGGGACGCCGTACCTTCTGTACAAGGATGCGTGCAATTCCAAGTCCAATCAGCAGCATCTGGGCACGATCAAGTCAAGCAATTTGTGCG